CCTTCGCAACCTTTGGGCGAACCTTCTTCTCCTTTGGGGCCACATCAGGTGATGCGTCCCCGGCCCCGACCGGCTCAGCCTTGACCTTCTTCTCACGAGGCTTCTTCTCAGTCGTAGGGTCCTTGATATAGTGGGGGTTGATGTACTTCTGGATGTTCAGGAAGGTGATCTGAGTGCCCTCTGGTGGCTGCAGCAGGTCCTGCAGGGTGGCGTCCAGTGTGATGTTCTGGCCCGCCTTCAGGCCCTTCTCGGTCACATAGGTGTTGATACGGCCGGTCACCTGCGAGCGAGAGATCTTCTCATCGGCCGCCAGGCTCAGGAAAGCCCGCAGCTTGTCGGTCACGTTCAGGGGCTTGTTGAACCCGTTGTTCTGGGAACGGGCAGCCTGCTTCTCACCCGTGGGATCCTCAAAGTGCTGACGAATCTTGCGGACATCCTTGCGCAGAGCCTTCAGCTCCTTGGCAAGCAGCTCGAGGGTGACTGGGGTAGTGGTGGCCATTTCTACTCTACACACGGGGGTCGCCTTTAAGCCAGGGATGCGATGGCCAAAAATACGATAACCAACATCAAAAGCGGGATTATCATTCGCTCCCATACTGTCTGGTATCGTGTATCAGGTTCGAAATATTCCGTCTCCTCTGTGTTCCTGGTGGGCTCGTCACTCGTCATCAGGTTGACTCCAAACCCAGGCGGGAGTGCCGTTCCAGTTGACGCACGAAATTCATTTTGAAATTGAAGAATGTCAGGCAGGTCTGTGTTGGTGTTGCATTTTGGTACACAGCACCCTGCGTCACAGGGAGACACCAGGCCGTTTTGACGGTTTATATATGCGCACACCTGTGACCCAGGGTCGATGGGGTTGGACAGGCACTGACACCCCTTCGTAATCAGGTCTGAAGAGCACGTACTCATCTAGTGTTAAAGAAGAAATTAGTTTATGGTATAATGGAGTACGCAACGCCCCAGAAGCTTCCAGACGGCCGTTACTTTCTGAAGATCGCGGGTGCCCGTCATCAGGTGAACGCTCTGATCCTCCAGGACTCCCTCGCCGCCAAGTCTGTAAATTTTAAGACCGATTCTAATCTTTTCTCGGTCATTGATGAGCAGATCTTGGCTCAGGCCAAGTTGTCCAAGCAGGAGTGGTTCGGCAAGGAGCTGAGCGACGAGACAATCCAGAACGCGTGGCAAGAGAGCGTGACTGACGGTGTGCTCGGCGCATCCCTTGCCACTGTGAAGGGTCAGGTGGCGACCCTCGCGTTCGACACTCGCAAGAACCCAGTCGAGCTCCAGGATATCCAGCCCGAGACGGTGTGTGATGTGGTGCTCGAGCTGTCTGGTCTATGGTTCCTGAAAAAGTCGTTTGGTCCAATCTGGCGTATTCTCCAGGTGCGCGTCCGGGCGCCACCCAAGACGCCCGAGCTCCCCAAGGAGTATCTTTTCTCGGACGAGCCGGTCGAGCAGGAGGACGAGGACCCGTCCGACTATCTGGACTGAGTCCCAGTTCCACAGGAACTGTCCTTTCGACCCTCCCCACTCAAGTCCTCCAGACTTGACCTTCTTCCTCCAGCCCAAAAAAATTATCGGTAACTATTAATAATATGGATCGCAAGGGACTGGCAATTATGCTCCTGGCCGCAGTCATTCTTTTCCTCCTGTTCGCCCCCAAGTCCAGCGGCTTCAATGCCCCCGCACCTACAATGGGTTTCAACCTGGGTAACACCCCCACTAGCTCCACTGGCCCCGCTTACCAGCGTGACCTGACCGGTGCCGCCGTGGAATCCACCGCATATGACGGTGACATGTCCTCGGCTAGCCTGATCCCCCGTGAGGTGGTTCAGACCGAGGACTTTGGCCAGTTCAGCCCAGACAAGATTCTGAGCGGCCAGAACTACCTGGACCCACGCAGCCAGATTGGCTACCCAGAGACGGTCGGCGGCGTTCTGCGCAACGCCAACCAGCAGTTCCGTTCCGAGCCAATCAACCCCCGCACCCCAGTCAGCATCTTCAACCTCAGCACGATTCCCCCCGACACCATGCGCCCAATGTTTGAGATTAGCCCAGAGTACCAGTAAAAGAGCAAAGCCGAAGGCTTTGTGATGATAAGTTGCGTCAAGCTACGCACAAATAACTACCGTGTAGTTACTAAATATGGACTTTAAAGCAGCCATGACTGAGTGGGTCGCCCTTAAGGCCCAGTTGGCCGCAGCTCGCAAAGATCTCAGCGTCCTCAACGGACGCGAGAAGGATCTTCGCCAGTTTGTGACGAAGCATATGAAGGAAAATGAGATTGACACTGTAAAGGTCCAGGACAAGGTGAAGGTTAATTTCAAAACAAAAACGACCAAGGGATCCCTGACGAAGGATGTCATAAAGAAGGGTCTTGGATCTTATTTCGGTGGAAATGAGGTTCAGGTGGAGGGTGCGTTCCAGGCCATTCTGGATGCTGCACCTACAAAGGAGACGGATGGCGTCATGGTGACGGGTCTGAAGGCTCTCCTCGAGGCTTAGAGCCTTGAGCCATTTATAATTCAAGAACAAAAATGGGTATCAACGACGAGTACTCGCGTGACGCGTACAATTATGACGGCAACGCATACGATTCTGACGGGTCGGACGATGTTGACCTAGATCTCCATCCAGAAGACTGGCAGGACATGTACTCCCAGGAACTCCTAGATGGTTGGATGAAGATTCGTGAATATGCCGAGTCGCGTTACATGACCATCCGTGCCACGTACCCTAAGTTTGTCGAGCTCGTTCTCGATTCAGGCCGATGGCACCAGGAGCGTGAGTCTTCGGTGTCGCATCTCGAGATGTGGAGCCTCATCAGCAACCTCCCGATCATTTCAGACCGTATCCAGGCGGAGAACTTTTACGCCTGGGCGGAAAAATATATTGGTTATTTCTAAAGATGTTTGACGTTACCGGCCCCAAGGTTCTCATTCCGGCCATCCTGTTCGCCGTCCTGAGCCCGGGTATGCTCCTGGCACTGCCACAGGGCGCTGGTCTGCTCGTCCAGGCCGTGGTTCACGCCCTGGTCCTGTCCCTGGTCTACTGGGCGATTGCCACGTTCGTGCTGAAGATCAGCCTGACCATGGCCGACCTGTTCGTTCCAGCGATGCTGTTCGTTCTGCTGACCCCAGGTCTGCTGCTGACCATCCCACCCAAGAACGGCGGTCTGCTGATCTCGGGCCAGACCTCGCCAATGGCTGTGGGTGCGCACACCCTGGTGTTCGCTCTGCTGTTCGCTTTCCTGCGCGGTCAGTACCCCCAGTATTATTAAATTAAAATTATAGAATGGTCCGTTGTCTATCCATCGGTCCAGGAGCCATGGGCTTCTTCCTTTATTTAGGAGTTCTATCGAAACTAAAACAAGAAGGACGGCTTGACAACCTTGAGGAAATCTCAGGGGCGTCAGCCGGCGGCCTTTTAGGCTTCCTGTTTCTCGCGACGAAAGGGGACCTCCCCAAGGTTCTCGACTTTGCGCTCGACGTACCCGTGAAACAGATTATGAAACCAAATTTGAAAAACTTCATGAAGAATTATGGACTCGTATCTCCTAACAAAATTCGAAAGATCCTGTCAGACGCTTGTACAAAATTCATGGGAAAACCTGACGTCACATTCGAGGAGTTGTATGCGTGGCATCCCATCAAGTTCCACGTGTCCGCTTACTGTGTGGACTTGATGAAGACCGATTATTTTTCTGTTAATTCCACTCCAAAATTGAGCGTCCTTGACGCCGTCAGTGCGACCATCGCAATTCCTTTTCTATTTTCAACTGTAAAAATCGGGGAGTGGACATACATCGACGGTGGTGCGGCAGAGTCCACACCCTCTGGTCCATTTTTGGGGAGGAACAATGACGTTCTCGCCATGAAACTCGCCTGGTCACGTCCCGCGCCCGTCACTGACCTCAAGTCCTATTCCCTCGGGATTCTCTATTCTACTATGAAATTGAGAGCCGTGTACGAGCTCCCTACCCTTGACCTGGACTTGGGCGACT